TTACCCATCCACCTGCAGAGGTCGATTCTGCGCGATCTGCTGCCGAACCCAGCCTTGCACCTCGGATTGTATCCAGAGTGCGCGGCGACCGATGCGGATAGAGCGAGGGAAGCGACCGGCCTTGATCTCTCCGTAGATGAAGGTGGTCCCCATGCCGGTCATCTGGCGCACGCGATCGAGCGATAGCAGTTCTTCCAGTCTTTCAGCCGCGCCCATGATGACCTCCGATGCGGCGGGCCTTTGGCGTGCGTTCGGTCAGGCCAAGCTGGAACTGCAGTACGTTGTCGATCGGCATATCAACCGATGCGGGACGCGCGCTGCGCGCCGGGCGATTCAGTCTGCGCCATGCTGCGATGGCCTTGTCGGGATCGGCATGCTTGCTGGTCGACCTGCAGGCGCACTCGACCAGGTGGCCACCGCCGGCGGAGGCGCAGCGCTTGTCGTGGATGTGGCGCGCGCGGTGGCCGGCGGCACAGTTCGGCAACCCTTCCGGGTGGCTGATATGTTCCTGGGTCATGGCTTGTTGCACTCCTCGATGTGGGCTTCGAGCTGTTCGATCAGGAAGGCGGCTTCGGTGGCCCTGCGGCGGCGCTCGTGCGTGCTGACCGGCATGGGGCCGGCGTCCCGGATCCACTTCAGCGGTTCAAGGAACCAGGCCGGTTCGACGGGCAGCCGGGTGCGTGGGTCGACTTTCTTGTCCGGCGGGAAGCAATCCGGCCCGGCCCAGTCCTGGCTTTCCCCGCAGCGCACACAGACGTTGCGCTGGAAGTCGTGGACCTTTTCGGGTTGGACCACTCGCGGGGTCTCGAATAGGGCGCGCACGACCCAACCCCGTTTGGCGGCGTGGTAGAGATGCTCAGAAGTGGCGCTCACCCAGCAGCCTGGACCCGAGTCGCTTTTGTTTCGGTACTCCCAGTGCACAGGCGGCTGGGAATACAGCTCCTTCAGCAGGGCGTCGCCCCATTCGCGGACTTGGTCGGCGGAGACGAGCACGCCGGTGGCGCCCATTTTGCGCATGGTGGTGAGGACCGCGGCGACGGGCGAGGAAGCAAAGGCGACGACAGATGCGGGGGGGGCAGGAAAGGATTCTCTTTGTTCATCTTTTAGTTGCGACTTAGTTGTCTGCGCCGTCATTTCCGCGCTAAGTTCCGGTCAATCCTCACTACCCTCCGGATACCGCTATGCCCTCTGAAAAGCTCCGCCACCGCGAAGCGGCACTTTTTGCTGCGAATCGGCGTTTCTACGCATCGCTGTCTACCGCAGACACCGGTGCCGTCCACGTCGGCGAGATCCGCATGGAAAGCGGCGAAGTCTTGCCTGGGCATCGCGTGGGATACCTCAGCGAAGAACAGGCCATGCAAGCTGCACGTGAATCGGTCCAGGAATGGGTGAGTTCCAACGCCTAGGCTCATGCTGCAACTGCCATGTCGAAGGACTCCCGGTCGAGATTGGCCTCGGCCAGAGCACGCAGTGACGGTGGGCTGACGCTGTTGCTGACCATGCGCACGGCGGCGCTGGTGCTGAGCGGGGTGCCGTTGGCCGTGCGATCGACGATGTGGCCGGCGGGGAAGCCCTGCGCACGGTAAAGCTCGTGCGGCTTGAGCATTCGCAGACCGATATCCACTATCACGTAGGGCGTGCCTTTGATGACCACGGTGACCAGCGCCAAGCGATCACGGGTGATGACGGTATCCACCGGCTCGTACGCCTCGGCCATCAGGGCGACGAGGCGCTCCTGCCATTCCAGCGGCATGGACTGGAGCGTTCTGCGAGGAACGACCAGGTATGCGGCGCGGGTCAGACCGAAGGCATTCCACACGGGGCCATCGGAGTAGTCGGACTGGATCGGCTCGGCTTGATCCATTGCAGCGGTGAGCAGCTGGTCAACCATGGCCTATCTCCGTGCGGCGTAGCGTCATGGCAAAATGCCGAGAAGCCAGCAAAGGACTAAGGCAATGAGCGTGGTGGTCGAAATTGGAAGGGCAGCTAGCTGGAACTGGGACGCAATTTCTGCGGTTGCCACCGCGGCTGCTGTCATCGTCGCCCTCTTTGTCGGCATTGCTCCAGTAAAAAGGGAGCGCAGGCGAAGAAAGAAGCAGACTTTGGTATACGCGAAGATTGTGGCCGACGGTCTTACTCTTCAAGAAGTGTATCTTCGAACCGCAATGCGAATTCCAGGCAAGGCTACCGGCGAGGCGTCTGCTTGGGAGTTTGAAGAGATCTGCGAACTTATGAAGGTACTGGACGCTAAACCGGTAGCCGAATTGGTCGCGTTCAGTTCGGACCTTCCAGGGTACGTTGGCGATGCAATCGCAGAATGTGCTGCTCACCTCAGCTATGCGCAGTTGAGAAGACCGCATATCTCGCAGATGGATGTGCGTCAGGTGTATGACGTTGGCTCCGAAGTGGATTGGTATGGAGAGGTGGCGGACAAGATTCTCAGCCTGAGGAAGGTCCTTCACTTGTGGATCGGCAGTGAGCCACAAGACATTTCGAAGCACATTGATCGATATGTTGTTGATGGACGCTCTCGCGCCAGTCGGAATCAGCGAGTTTGGTTGAGAGAACAGATCGAGCGGTCGACCATGTCCAACGAGAAGACCTAGCTGCCTCATTCACCCACCGCCTGGCTGTCGATCAGGGCGCGAAACTCGGCGATGACGTCGGCGGCGATACGCTCGACGTAGACGCGCTCATGCTTCTTCACGTGTTCATGCCGGCCGCTGAGCATGTTGCCGGCCACGTAGTCGGCAGCGCAGGCAGCAACGAACTGCATCACGGTGCGGTCGCCCATGGCACCCCAGAACCCGCACCATGCCTGTCCGTAGCATGTGACCACGATGCGGCCACGGCCCAGCTCGTAGTCCTGCACGAACACGTTGATTGGATCGAGGTTGTTGCGACGAGGAATCTCGATGAGCCGGATGCCATGGGGCAACTGCGCCAGGTCCACGGCCTGCGCGGGCGGGGCGGCGTAGAGCGGCTTGGTGAACTGTCCGTCGCGCGTGAGGCGTGCCGGCAAGTAGGCGCCGCCGTCTCCAGGCACGCGGTCCTTGTGAGCCGCCAGCTGGCCGGGACTGACCCAGATCGCCGGCTGCCCCACCGGCTGGCGGGCGGCAAGGGCTGCTTCCAGTGCGGCATAAGTGGCCTCCGAAATCTCGCCGTGGTAGTCGCCGCTATCAACGTCGCTCAGCACGCGGCGCGCAGCATCAGCCAGCGCATTCTGACCACCCGGGGAGGGCTGAGCGGAGAGGGCGGCTTGCCAGACCTGCCATGCCGTTCCTGCCATGAGACCCATGAAAGGGTTGCCCCTGAGAAACGCATCAAATCGCGCGCGCTCCGACGTGGGCAACTGCACGGATCCGCCGTGCTTCACAGTCGCCAGGGTGGCGGGGGTCTTGTCGGTGGTCATGCGTGGTGCTCCTTGCGTTCGGTGATGGCGCGAACGCTGTGCGCGGCCAGGCTTTCCCAGCGCTCGGCTTCGCCAAGGTAGTGCGCTGCGCGGGACTGCCGCTCGGCTTCGGTGAACTGCACGTCGTGCAGCGCGTGGTCTGCGGCCGCGCGGTTGGCGGCGGCCATTCGGGCTGGGTCGTGATCGAAGATGTCGAGCTGGTTACGCATGGCAAGCGTCCGGCTGCATGGTCATGGCAGAATGCCGGCCAGTCCACAGGGGGATTAGGGAATGAGCTGGTGGAATGCCTTCAGCACATGCTGGACGCCTGGTCAGCACGGGTGCGTGGTCTGGTGGGAAGCTTGGGCTGTGGTGGTAGCTTTTACGGCCGTTGTCGCAACCGTTTTCCTCGGTTTGATGACCTTGGGTCTCGGATTGGCTGCAAACAAGGGCAGTGCTGCGGCTCTCCGAATCGCTTCCGAGGAAGCAAAATCGCGCGAAATCATTGCCATAGACGAACGACACATGCTGCTCATGTGGATAGGCAGCGAGATCACGCTGGTAGACGAGCAGTTGCTTTACTTGACTAACAAGATGGCAGAGCCCTTTGCCAAGGCCCATTTCGGAATGGATGTGCCATTCCGTATGACCATTGCGGACGGCATAGATGCTATTGAGTTCGTTACCACCAAGTCCCGCGATGAGCGACTGCATGTACTTGGCCATCGCCTGGCTGGTCGACTTGCCCGTGCGATTGGTCTGTGTGAGTTGATCAAAAGCGGATGCCGCCACGCTTGCCTTACCACGCCTGAGGCAGCCGCTGACGCCTGGGAAAAGTTGGATCGAGTAATACCGATGCTGCGATCCGACATTGAGTTCGTGAAGTTGGCTTGCTTCCAAGCAGCTAAGGAAATTGGGATTACGGGTAACGCCTTTGATCCAGCTACTCTGAAAGAAGGGACGTACATCGCCACTTGAGGCGTCCATTGCAAAGAGGCGCAAGGCGGACGCACGACTGTTCGTCCCTTGCCCCAGGGAGGCCAGGAATTGCGGGCTGCGGCAGGGAGGATCGTCTCGGTTCGCAGTTTGATTGAAGTTGTCGAGCTGGCTACGCACGCTGGACTCCTGGGATGAATTGCCGCCTGGTGGAACCCGGCCGGCGCGGGTTCCCTGCGCTACAGGTGGAGAGCGCAGGGCAGGGGATCAGTGGGTGTCGTCTGCGGGCATCGGCGCGCGCTGTCGCTCTTCCGCGCGCTGCCGCATTTCCTCGCAGAAGGCGGGCCAGTTGCGTACCAGGTCGCGCACGCCGCACCAAGCGAAGTAGGCGATGCCTGCTGCGCACGGTAGGAGGAACGAAGCGGCGCCGGTGTAGATGGCGCGCGCGAGCAGCGCCAGCAGCAGTGCGACGATGACGGCGCAGTAGAAGGGCAGGGCCAGGTGGCGCATCAGGCTGCTCCGCCTTGGGCGCGCGCTGCGTTGCGGACGGCGGCGACGGCGCCTGCAGCGCTCTGGCCGTGCCGCAGGACGGCATTGGCGGCGATGCTGGCAGCGACGACGACTTGGTAGGGGAGAAGGCCCCAGCGGCGCCCAGCTCGGGCGACGATGCCTGCGGCGGCAGCGGCGCGCTGTGCCTGGGAGTGGTTGGCGATGACGGCGATCATGCGGTGGCGTCCTGGCCTTCGCCGCGCAGCTGCTGGGCAGCGGCGATCAGGGCGCGCGCTGCAGCGGTTGCCTCGTCGGCGGTGTAGTAGATCCGGGCGGCGCCGAAGTTCTGGACGACCTTCCCGCTGACCGTGTCAGCCTTGGCGGTGCCGGGGGCGGTTTCGGTGTTTAGGGCCAGAGTGGCCATAGTTGATCTCCTGCGCGGCCCCGAATTGGGTGCAATGAAAGCGCGACCAAAGATTAGGACTAGCTAATATTTTGGGCAATAGGAGAGGCTAACTTGTTTATGAACGGACCGGTCGATCCGTTCATGTACCACGGTGGAAGAAGTCGTGAGCTTTTGCTACAACAGATCCGTGGCCAAACAAACCTTGCCGACAATTGAAAGTAAACGTGCGCTGTAGCGGTGGTCTCTGACACTCCTCATTAGGTAGTGGCGGACCAGCCGCCGCCCCCGCGCCTCTGTCAAGAGGTGCCACTACCAATGATTAGGGCTATACCAATGGAACCACCAATTGATTTCTACGCACCATATCAACTGCCCAACGGCTCTCTTGTCTACGGCGCGGCGGCTGCAGCCTGCCGGATGAGAGACGCAGGCGGCTACAACCAGTTCGCCTACGAAATGGTGATGGCCGGTATCAAGATTGGCTACGCAAACGCGTTGCGCCGGGCCCGCTAGCGCGGGTCACTCCAAGTGGGCGCGCTTTTGCGCGCCCGCTTTCTCGCGCAGGGTCTGTCCGGAGCGAGGGTTAGAAGTTCAATTTGCTACGGAATTGTTAGAACTTCCGTAACCCGGCGTGGATTAATGCCTTGCCAAGTATGCTCAAGTCGCCAACGTCTGGTCGGTAGGCCGGGAAATCGGTGTTGACGCTTACCACATACAAGCCATCGCCTCGTTTTTGCAGCATCTTGATCTGCGTCTCTCCGCCGATGTTGATCAGGTAGTAGTCGTCGCCGTCGAAGTAGTCGCAGCTTGCATCGATCCAGACGATGTCCCCGTCCTCCAGCTTGGGCCGCATCGATGGCCCGCGGCCGGTGATGATCTGTATCCGACCAGGCTGGGGCAGGTAGCCGAGCTTCCTGCGCACTTCCCATTCGGCGACCTCGATGGTCTTTACTACCTCCGGGTAGTCGTGGTTGACCATCCCTGTACCCATCCCCGCGCCCCCTTCAAACAAGTCGAAGCGAACATAGCCGGGAGGCGTCTCAATCTCTCGGATTGAGGACCATTCTTCTGGATCCGTGCCCGACAGCATCTGTCCTTTGCCCGTAGCCAGCCAAGCCTCGCTTACGCCCAGCGCCTTGGCCGCCGCTAAGAGATTCTCCCCTCTTAGAAACTTAGCTTTGCCACTGAACCAGCCGTTGACGCTGGGGGCAGAAATGCCGACCCGGCGGGCAAGCTCCGCTTTGGTGATTTTGGCGCGCTCGATAGCGAGCGTGAGACGTTCGGCGAGGGTGGTCATTAGGAAAGGCTAACCGCTAATAAGTTAGGACTGGCTATTGACGCGGTAATTAGCTAGTCCTAACATTCGCTGGATGGAGAACCTTACTGCTTCCGAGATCATTGATCGCTTGGGCGGCACGGCCGAGGTGGCGCGAATTTGCCATATCAAGCCCCCTTCCGTGAGCGAATTGCGTTCCAGCGGGATCCCGCCTGCTCGCAGGCAGTTTCTTGAGCTGCTCAGCCCGGAAGCCTTCGTCACTTCGAGCGAAGCTGTCGACGGGCACGTTTCGGACAAACGCATAAGCAAGCGCGCGCTGCGTACCAAGCTGGGCCTGAGCACCGACAAGCAGCTGGCCAAGGTGCTGCAGCTGCCGGTGGAGCAGGTGAGCGCTTGGGCAGATGAGGGCATGGTCCCAGCCTTGCCACAGGTGATGAAGCTGCTTGGGCTTACCGAGCAGCAGGAGCCGGCCAAGCCGGCAAACGACGACCCCGATGCAGACCGCATCGCCCCAATTGAGGTGGCCTGAAATGCTCGTGTCCGACAATTGGAACCCTCGGCTCTGGCTGAGGGCTTGGCTCTTGGCTCCGTCAAAGACTGAGGCCGTGCAGGCAGCACGAATCCGCGCCGGAGTCGAGGCTGCCTGCGCGGCTTGGCAATCAAAACGCGGCGCTATCAGTTCTCGGGTGCGTCTGACTGACGAAAGTTCGCGATGAACTCTTCGATCTCCCCGAGCTCCTCCAGCGCGATCTCCAGACCTGCCTTGAATTTCAAGCGCGTCGGGTCCTCCGCACTCACGTCGTCTGGCGTGCGCGCATTCCCTAGCACCGTCATCAAATCCCGTGCGCGATTTGCGACCAGCGCTGCGTGGATCCCTCGAACGTACTTCTCCATGTCGCCCTCCTTGCGGGCTGTGTTGTTGGCACATCCAGCGTAGCGCAAGGAGGGCGACGCCCGTCGTCCGTGAGTTGTTGATCTCCATGGCGCCCATCGTGCGCCGCCCCTGAGAGCCTGTCATGAAGCCCAAGCCCCATTTCCTGCCCAAGCGCCAGACGGTGATCTACGGATTTACCGAGCAGATGCTGCGCGATACCGGCTCCAGGCCGGCCGCTGGGCGCGCGAGTCGTGCCGGGGTCGGGAGTCGGCTCCGCGCTAGGAGATAGGCCAGGACGGTGTGAGGCGCCGCCGGCGCTGGCAGGCCGGATGGGACAGGCGGGACCAGGAGCTGAGCGCGGGACGGCGCACCACGACGAGGAAGAAGCGCTGATGTGGTCGAAGGCCCCGCCGCCGACGAAGGAAGAGTCGATCCGGATCGAGCTGGCAAAGACCGGGCCGTGCATGGCCTGCCTGGCACTGCTGGAGCAGCAACTGCTGGAAGCGGAGCTGGTGATTTACGGCTGCGACTACAACCACGCCAAAAGCGGCAACCGGCGGCGCGGCCACTTCTTCGGCTTCGCGCTCTGTGTATGGCACCACCGCCGCATACCGATGGAGGGGAACACCTTCGCATCGATGCGGCAGATCTACGGCCCGAGCCTGATGGATGGCTCGCGCACCTTCCACGAGACGTACGGCTCCGACGACGAGCTGATTGCAAACCAGACCTACATCAACGAACTGAGGGCGGCAGCATGAAGACAACGAAGAAAATGGCGCCGAAGTTGAACCCTCAAGTCGCGCCGAGGGAACGGCGGATTGACCACAGCACGGTGTCCCGGCCCAAACGATCGAAGGGCAGGACAGTCGCCCATGGCGCTGCCGAAACGTTGGAGCAGTTCATGGCGCGCGGCGGGCAGGTGCAGCGCTTGACGGCCATTTGGGAGAAGGGATATGCAGCTTGATACGTTTGGAGTCTACGTGCGCGCCGAGCTCGAACACTGGGGGCGGGAGTTCGCTCTCCATCGGGACCGCGATTACCTCGGTCACCATTCGAGGAACATTCTACAGGTCCTGATTGAGCACAATGGCGATCTCGCCGGAAGGCCCAAAGGCAACAAGCCAATCGAGACTGATGCACGCGCGCAAAGGATAGAGGACATCATCACCTCAATTGGTCGAGACAGCATCGCCATCGCGTGTTGTCTGCGCGCATATCACTGTGGTGTAGGTAGACGCAAGGTGGAACGCTTCGAAACAGCACTTGAACTTCTAGCAAACTGCTCCCAAAAGGCTGTATCGAATCGCCAGTATCTAATCTTGGTCGAACTAGGCTTTCAACGGGTGCGAGGGCGCTTGGAAGGCCACGCCCTCGCAGCTTGAAAGATCTCTCTACTTCAGTTCGCGCGAAATGGAGTTCAAGGCACCAATGGTCTGACTGAAAAGATCCTGCGCTTCTTCAAGGGTGTAGAATATTTCAGGGTGCTGGGTCGGATTGCGGAAATTCCTTCGCATCCCATCCAGTAGATCGAGCAACTTGTCCGATGGCTTGGGCTTTCGCTTATCTCTAAGCTCTTTGATCATAGGACCCCACATCGGCTTATCAAGTCGCTTAGTTTTCTTGAAGAAGAAGTACAGCGACTTGACTTGGGCCTCAAGCGCTCGCATTAAATGGAATGCTGCTGCGGTGGACTGAGACAAAGCAATTTGCCTGGCCGCGAGCTTGAAATCCCTCCTTGACGTGGCTGAAAGAGATTCCCATGTGCCTGTACTTAGCAGCCGCTGCGGTGACTCCAAGAGATCATTAATGGCGAAATTCTTCTTGGTCAGAAGGAACGCCTCTCGAAGCTTTAACTCAGCATCAAGGGTTCGGTCCAGCCCATTTATCTCTTTCTTAATTCGTTTTTCCAAGTCGGCACTGATCTCGCCCTCAACCTTCCTGAGTTCTTCTAGAAGTGGCTTCAGATCTTCGGCGGCCTTGAGGGTCACGCTCAATTCCAGTTCAGCTGCTTTTTCGAGGAATTCCTTCAAGGTCTCAATTAAAGCAAGGCGATCACCGTCGCGATAATCGGTGTTCTGGAGATAGTAAAAATTGTATCCAAAGGCATAGTATTGGTAGACGTAGGTTCTAAGCATGGTTCTTCCTTGAGTGTTTCCCTAATCCTAACGGGTTGGTAATTTTCTTTAAACAAGCTTGACCGGTGCACACCTCGGCTGTATATTTTCAGTCACGATGACATAGAAGCCTCCGGTTCCGACCGGGGGTTTTTTTTTGCCCGCTTCCCATCCCGGATCGACCCTTGCCCCCAACCGGTGGCCGGGTAGGGATTCTCAGAGTACAAGCCAATGGCTCGAATCACCCCCCAACAGGCTGGCGGCGTGAACGTCGTGGCCTTCCTCGACATGCTGGCGTGGTCCGAAGGGACGGACAACGGCAAGCAGCCAACCAAAGACCGTGGGTATGACGTCATCGTCGGTGGCCAGTGCTTCACGGGCTACGCCGATCATCCGCGAGTCCTGGTGCCTTTGCCGAAACTGGGTATCCAGTCCACCGCCGCAGGCCGCTACCAGCTGCTGCGCCGCTACTACGACGCCTACCGGAAGACGCTGGGCTTGAAGGACTTCTCGCCGCTGAGCCAAGACTTGATCGCGCTGCAGCAGATCCGAGAGCGCCGCGCGCTGCCGCTGATCCAAGCGGGCAAGATCTCCGAGGCAATCAAAGAGGTGCGCAACATCTGGGCGAGCCTGCCCGGCGCTGGCTACGGCCAGCACGAGCACAAGCTGGCGGATCTGGTGGCGGTGTACCGAAAAGCCGGCGGAACGGTGGCGCCGTGACCGAGCCCGTGAGCACCATGAAAATCATCGTCGGGACCTTCACGGCGGCCGTAGTGGCGCCCGCGACTGCTGATGCGCTGCGTGAGGCCGAGCGCGTCATCCTCGGCGTGCCGCAGTCAGTGCTGTTGGTGGCCATGGCCGGCGCCCTGATCGGTGTCCTGCTGTTGCCGGAGAAAGACGCGGAACGGGTTGCCGCAGACGCCAGCCGCCGGCGCGGTCACCGGCTCCTACAGACCGCCGCGCGCTGGGCCGCCCTCGCTGTTGCGGTCGTGGCCTACGCCATCGTGGCCGCATGGGTCATCGCTGTTGCCGCGTCCATCTGGCCGGCGCTGGCGGGCGCCCCCCAGCTGCCGCTGGCCTTCCTGTCCGGCGTGCTGATCCGCCGGCTGCTGCCCGGCTACGTGCGCATGGCCGCTCGCATCGATGGCAGCACAGACGCTCGCATTGATCGACTGGTCGGGATCATGGAGCAGCAGGGCAAGCAGCTCGCCGAACTGGTGACGCATGTCGGCATGTTGGTGCAGGCGGTCGCGCTCCTGTTGGGAGAGGAGGCGGGTACACCAGTGCAGGACGAAAGCGCTGAGCCCGAGCGTGTCGACTTGGACGGGAACCCGTACTGATGGCAGCAGCGCCTATCAGCGACGGCTGGGGGGTTGCCACGATCGACACCAGCGCCCACACCAGGACGAAGGGCGGGCAGGTCAATACGGTGCCTGGCGCGCTGTACCGCAGGCTGACCTGCAACCTGTCCGGCCGGGCCACGGACGTCGTGCGCGGCGGCGGCTTGAACGGAACGGACTGGGAGACGATCGGCGCGGCGCTGGCAGGCCGTCGCCGCTCCTGTGTTGTTCCGCAGTACCGGGATATTGCGACAAAGGCATTCGATCCGCTGCTGGCGGCCCGGTCAGCGCTCTACGGCTACCCGACGCAGCTACCCACTGCCGAAAACATCAGCCGGCAGTACTTCACTGGCTATATGGAATTTGAAGAAATCCCGCATTGAGCCGATAGCATTGAAATGGCCATCAACAGGGAGCTTTACATGAATGAATCAAATCACCGAGATCTGGTTGCTAGACATCGAATTTGGTCGCGCTATGAGCTCTATTGGAAGAAGTGGCGGCTGTTGATGATACTGGTGGGGTGGTTCCTGTTTTATCTGCTGCTGGTGCTTATCGGACTTTTATCCCCTGGAGCGCGGCGGCTGGCTGAGAGCGTCGCCACAGGTATAATTTCGTATGCCGTAACCTACTTTTCGGTTTTTTTGCTATTGCTATTGGTGATTGGCTCTATGCTCCTCCCTCCTGAAAGGGCGAGCAAAGTTGGAGGCTTTCTGCGATGGGCAGCAAATGGTGCCGCTTTCTCCGCGCTCGGAATGGTCGCCTTTGCGACTGTAGAGGTTCTGGGATCCATAGTGTCCAGCGGGATGGCATGCGTAAGCTTTGTCGGTATTGTCTGGCTATTGCTTATGCCGCTACTGCTGCTTGCGTTTGCGACTCTATCAGTTGTGTTTTTTCCCGCAGCTCGGCGAGTTGGTGCGGGTAACCTGCGCTCCGATTCAGCGCCGCGAATTGCCGCTTGGGTCTTGCTGATTTTAAGTTTTATCTCATTCTTCCTGGCCGGAAATCCGTACGAGATTGCTGGCGTGGATGGCTACAACGATGCGCTGCGATCTCTGGATTGTTTGCCAAAGTAATCGTCGTTCTATTAAGAAAGGGCCCCGCCAGAAGCGGGGCTTTTTCTTTTTTTGGAGAAGCTATGTCGCTTTACACACTCACCGTCGATCTTCTGCTTAAGTCGGGATCGTTCGAACGCGACAGCGGGAAAGCCTCCCGCGTTGTGCGACGTGACATGGCCGCGATCCAGTCGTCCATGTCCGACGCGGCGCGGCGCGGCGCCGATGAGGTCGCGTCCGGCTTTCGTCGCGCTGCGTTCGAGGCTGCAGGACTTACGTCTGCCTTGATGGCTGTCAGGGCCGCAGTTGGCAAGGCCGACGAATGGACGAACCTTAACAACAGGTTGCGGTTGGTTACTCAGGGCCAGACACAGTTCGCTGCCGCGCAGGCTGACGTGATCCGGATCGCAGGGGCTGCGCGACAGCCGTTGGGTGCAACAGCAGAGCTGTATCAGCGCATTGCGATGAATCAGGAGGCGCTGGGCTTGTCCGGCAAGGGCTTGGCCCGGGTAGTCGAAACGATCAGCAAGTCGATGGTGATCAGCGGAAGCACCACCGCAGGAGCTGATGCCGCTCTTGTGCAGCTGGGGCAGGCGTTTGCGTCTGGGACACTTCGAGGGGAAGAGCTGAACTCGGTCATGGAACAGGCGCCCGCGCTGGCTCAGGCTATCGCGAAGGGCTTGAACGTGCCGATCGGTAAGCTCCGGGACTTGGGCGCCGCCGGCCAGTTGTCATCTCAGCAGGTGATCGGTGCACTTCAAAGCCAAGCTGGTGCTGTCGATGAGGCGTTTGGAAAGATGAGCTCCACCGTTGGACAGGCGACGACGCTGTTCAACAACAATTTGCAGGTGATGATTGGCAGGGCTGATGAAGCCACTGGCGCATCAAAGGCGCTCGCGGCGGGCATTGGCGCACTCGGCAGCAACCTTCAGATGGTCGCTGTCGCAGGCGCCGCAGTCGCTGCCGGTCCGCTCACAAAGGCCCTTCTTGCTCGAGTCAGCGCGTCCAACGCAGCGATGGCAGCAGATCGCGCAGCTGCTGCTCAGAATCTTGCCGCTGCGCAGGCGCTGGAACTCCGTACTCGGGCAGCGATGCTCGATACGCAGTCCGAGGTGCGCCGAGCGGCAGTGATCGGAGGAAGCGTATCGATCAGTGCCAAGGCCGCGGCGGCAACGCTTGACCATCGCCAGGCAACGCTGTTGCTGGCGCAGGCGCAAGCTCAGTCGGCGGCCGCCAGTGCGAGCTGGGCCGCGAGGGCTGGAGCATCCACTTTGGCCATGCTGGGCGGCCCCGCCGGCATCGCTACGATGCTGGCAACCGCTGCCGCAGGCTGGCTGATTTTCCGCGACAACACCAACACCGCCTCTGCAGCCCTGATCGACTTCGGCGGTGCTGCAGACACGGCTATCGAGAAGTTCCGGGAGCTTAATCGACAGCAGCAGGCAGGCGAGATCCTGCGTCTGCAGAAGGAGATCGACGCCAACTATCGGACCATCTGCCCAGTTCTTCCTCCGCATCTATGAGTTGGCCCTTCAGGCAAGCTTCCGCGCGGACTTCACGATGGAGCAGCTCTCCAGCGAGCTGGGTCTAGTGATTGACCAGCTGTGGCCGAACTACGAGAACGCTGTAGCCGAGGCGGGTCTTCCGCGCGAGCAGCTAGGGACCGAGTTGGTACTTGGGGGCTGGTCGCCCAAGAACGGCCGGATGATGGCCACGGCGTATGCCAAGAGCGACAGTCAGCGCTTAACCGTGGTCCAGCCGATCGTGGGGCAGCTGGCATCGACTGGCGAGCCGCTGCGAGCCGCTACTCCGAGCATGGTGCAGGCGGATCTGATCGCCCATGCGCGGTTGCAGGCCGGCTACCTCAATGAGCAGATGGGACGGCAAGTGGCTGGAGGGCGGTTGCTGGTGGGGTTCCTGCAGAAGAGCCAAGCCGTCGTGAAGGATCTTGGGGCGATATGAGCCAGCGTCCCCGCTCGCGCGGGGACAATAAAACTAAGTACTAGGTGGCCGACTACTGGCAAACGTACTCGGTAGAGCTTTCAAAGAACCTGTCGTAGTAGTCGTTTGGATTATCGCCAGAGCCGAAGTACACAAGCTCTGCACGGTAGTAGTTGGTGACCCCGTAAAGTCCCGGTGTGCTACACGTCGCCGGTATCGAACCCTGGTACTTCTGACCTGCGAAAACGTGGTGATACTCCTCGCAGGAATAGCCGCCGCCAACGGCGTGAGGATCTGGCCTACAGGTGCCGCCACCGTACTTCATGTTGTCAAAACCGGTGGATGCGTCGGTCGGGCATGAGCCCAGCCCTTCCGGACCCCAGTCACCGTACGTGTAGACGCCGTTGGGCCCGTCCACGCCGCCCTGGCAGAAGTTCGTATAGGCCACCGGATAAGGCTGAATGGTTTCCGAGTCCACCCATAGCAGGCGGCCCGTTGGCACCCACTGACCGGCGAACGCGCTCTGAGTGAAGCCGACCGATAGCAAAGCAAGTGACATGCCCAACATCAGGCGGCGAGGGGTCGAGCGGGCAGTCCTGCAATCGTTTTGCATTGAGTTCACTTCCATCTCTCCGTGAGTAGGGTAGTGCTGCACTGCCCGCGCACGGTCGCAACACCCCGGCATCGGTGCAATCGGAGAACCGCCCGGGACGGTGTAGGTAAAGCCCCACGGCGGCGAGCTATGTGACCCGTGTCGAAGTGTGAGCGATTCAGGCAGGTGGCCGGCGCGTTCGCAGGATCTGCGACGCCCGGTCGTATCCTCCCCGGCATGCTCCCCTCGCACGGTTACCAAGGCTTCCGCTCAGCACCGCCACCCTCTGGCTGGGTCCAGATGGGGGAGGGCTGGGTGCTGTGGTGGAATGGCCGGCAGATCGCCCATGTCACGTCGGCAAAGGATGGCGGGGTTCGGGTGCACCTTGATGCCCGAAAGATGTGGGACACCAAGAACGTAAGGGCGGCCAGCATCCAGCAGGGCAAGCGTTACGTCGAGCGGTGGTGCGCAGCCAGGCTCTACCCCGAACTGAGGCTGCGGGAAGCGGTAGCTCGGCTGTTGGACAGCACGCCCACCGAACTGCCGCCGCCGATGCCCGGATTGCCACACACCCCAGAGCAGCTGCAGCAGGCCCGGCGCCTGGCCGAGGCGGGGACGAAGGAGCTGGAGCGGGTCAAGGAAGCGCTGGAGCCGCGCTTCTCCAGCCACGAGCAACTGTCACCGGCGCTTCGGCATCGGTAGTGGCACCTTTATGATCGGCAATTGTGGAGGGCTGCTGTGCCCTACGCACATATTCGCGACGTTCCGGATCAGAATTTCCCTTGTTTCTTGTCTTCTTTGAACTGCTCGGCAATATCGCTCACCTTAGCCTCCAGTTGACGCCCAACGTTTGCCATGTATTGGACGTGACCCTTCAGTTTTTCAAGTTCTTGCTCTAGGTGAGATGCTGGCATCAGTCCATACTGCATGTTCGCTTCCTCATGTTGCTCAAATTTTGAAGCGCCATCTGGAATCTTTTGGCCAGCTAGATTTGCTGTGAAAAAAATATAGGCGTCGTGCCCGATTATTCGTCGGCCGGACCAATGGGCAAACATGTGCCTTATCGTTCGGTGCATACCTAAGATCTCAGCTACTTTGCTCAGCCCTTCCGATACATCTTTGTTCCACGCGCAGTCCGCCGCATGGCGCTTAAGGTGTTCGATAGTGTCTTTGTCGTTGAGCTTCGAAGCGTATGAGGTCGGTTCTCCTGACTGAATTTGTTCAAGTAGGTTGATAATACGCCGTGCCTCTAAATCCGCAAAGCAGTAGGTCTGGATGAATAGGCCTATTTTGAAATAATCATCTCTTTCAAGAGGGCCTGTGTCATTGAGGACATGCCGCAGCGACTTCCTTGCTTGTTCCAGTTTTCTCATTTCATCCATTGTTATCTCCTTGCCTGAGTTCAGATGTGGACGCGCTGCTCTGCGACTGAGTGCCCGGAGGGCGAGCATACCTTGGTCCGTATAGACGGTTTGTGTCTGCATCTGATGCCAAGAGGATGGGGCAGACTAAAATCGCACCGGCAGCCAGCATCCGGCAGGGCAAACGGTACGCCGAGCGGTGGTGCGCGGCCAGGCGCTACCCCGAGTTCGGGCTGCGAGCAGCTGTGGCTCGGATGGTGGCCGACGCCCCGAGCGGCCTCTACCGCCGCTGCCCGGCCTACCGCCGACGCCCGAGCAGCTGCAGCAGGCCCGGCGCTTGGCCGAGGCGGGGGCGAAGGAGCTGGAGCGGGTCAAGGATGCGTTAGAGGCGCGCCTGGCGCCGCCAGCGAAGAGGGGTTGGGCTAAGGGATGCGACAGGCGCTCGGGTGGGGCTCCGGTGGCAGTACAGCCGTTCATAGAAATTGAATGGCGCGCAGGAGCTTGAAGCCCTTGCCGAGACCAATTGCCCGGTGCGATGCTACGGCCACCAACTGATGGCTACATAGCAGGCGGTTGGCGGCGCTACAGGAGCATTGGATTTTGAAGGATCAACAGGGGGATTTAAGTGCTTACATTTAAGACACAGTTTCCACTTCGCTCTAACGTGGAAATGGCTGAATTTATGGAATGCTGTAGGGAGTGGATCACTGGTAGTCCGTACACCCTGCTTAGTGGATTGACGGACGCTAGGCCAGAGGGTGTCCACGAGGTCGACGGTGAAAGGGCAGAATTTCTTGCCTCTGACGGTGCCGATTGTCAGCTTGGGGGGGTGAAGTACGAAAAGGCTGATAATGAAGGGATCCATTGGACGACTGAAGTGGTCGGATGTAAATCTACTTCTGGCGAGTTCATTGTTTCAGTTCAGCTTAGTGTCGACGCGGAAGTTCCTGTCGAAAAGCTGGATAAGGGCCGCCGGCCATATATTCTTAAGCTCTTAATGCAGAAGTTCTCGGGCGGGGAGGATGGAGGCCTTGTCGTCGATGATCTGCCTCTCTTCTTGTCTGAGGAGCAGCAGGATCTGGCGGCGGACATCATTTGTGCGCGCGCTGGAAGTGCGATGCCGGTTGTGTATGTCAGTCGACGTGGGGATGGCAGCCTTTCCGTCGATCCCAAGCGCCTGGCGGAGTGGATATCGGCGATGGCTCATGTGGTGGTTGAGCCCTCGCGTTCCTTTTCAACCGCACTCTCCAGGGAGGTTTTCGGTGAGAACCCATATGGTGGGGCGGTCGCTATCTATTGGCCGGATGGCATTGGGCGCTGGCTTTATCTTCCCGATCGGTGGAAGGAGCCTGGCGAACTCCAGTCTGCGATTGCTCGCAAAGTGAGGAGTTCCCTGCTTTACCACCGCATTCGTCAGGAGTGCACTTGGATTCACCTTCAGCAGTGTGCAGCAAACGACAGATTTGAAGAGGTGCGCAAATCTGGCGCTGGCAGCCTTGACGAGTACATGGCACATTTCGATAGTGAAATTGCCGAGCAGCGCAAGAAAATGGCTGAGCAGGGCGAGGAAATACGGCGCTTGCAGGCTCGGCTGAGTTTGGGGAAGTTCTCGGGCTGGACTACAGAATCAGTAGCAGGCGATGCTGCGTCCACGATAGAGCTCGCTTCGTCTGAGCGCGATCTCTATCAGGGGGAGCAGCTCTCGGCAGTGTTAGATGCTCTCCAGCACGCTGCCGATTCGGCGGAAGCCAACTCCCGCAGGCGCCATATATTGGCTGCGATCATTGAATCAAATCGCAATGAAGGTGAGCGGGATATCATCACTGCGAAGCTCAAGGATATTTTGAGTCAGTATGAGTCAATGAGTCCGGTTGTGCGCAGAGAGCTTGAGTCGCTCGGTTTTGCAATTGATCAGGAAGGTAAGCACTGCAAGATTACATTTAGAGGTGAAGAGCGTTTTCCGTTCATTCTCTCGAAGACGAGCAGTGATCATCGCACCGGCAAAAATGCATTTGCCCAGATTAGAAAGAAATTGTTCTAGTTCTTAGCTGTCTATGAAAGATTTTTCCGCTTGCGGGAGCTTGGCCTCGCCCTTCATCGGGCGAGGCTAATGGCATAGGTTGCCCACTTTTCCATCAGAATTCGCCGTTTCTCAAGCATAGTTCCGCGCTTGTAAGCGGCCTTTGCCTTGTCTCGGATCCTGTGTGCGAGGGCGGCTTCTGAAAGATCGTCTGGGAAGTCTGTTGTTTCGCTAGCCCAGTCCTTGAAGGTCGATCTGAACCCATGAACCGTGATGTGCCCATAGCCCATACGTTTCAGTAAGGCGAGCATGGAGTTCTCGCTGAGTGGCTCATTGCTGAGGTCGTTGGGGAACAGGAGGTCCCGCTTCATGCGCGTTCGCGCGATCGCCAGCGCTGGCTTAGAAAGCGGAACCGTATGCTCCACCTTGGCCTTCATCCGGCCACCTGATACGGTCCACGTGCCGGCGGCAAGATCAACCTCCCCTGGCGTAGCTCCCAGCGTCATTCCCGTCCGGGCCCCTGTGAGGATCGTGAATTCGAGGGCGCGCGCTGCTTCGCCGTGTCTGGACCGTAGAGAAGCCATGAAGGCTGGAAGTTCCGCGTAGGGGAGGGCGGCGAAGTTCTCGACCTTGGTCACCGCAGTGGGTTTCGGTAAGATCACGGCCAAATGCCCGCGCCATCGCGCTGGGTTTTCCCCGCTGCGCTTCTTCTGCACGGTCATGGCATCAAGCACGGCCTCCAAGCGTTGCCGGACCCGGCTGGCAGTCTCCGTTTTGGTGGTCCAGATTGGCCGCAGCACGGCCAAGACATGCTCGGTCTCGATACGATCCACCCGCAGATCTCCCAGCACCGGCTTTGCATACGTCTCTAGGGTGCTGGTCCACTGGCCCGCGTGCTTCGGGTTTGTCCATCCTGCTTCGCGCTCTGCGATGTATGCCGTGGCGGCCTCCCAGAATGTTGGGATGCTGGCAGTGGCGACAGCCGCCGCTCGCCTACCCGCAAGTGGATCCTGACCCGCCTGTACCATCTTCCTCGCGGCTCCTGCCGCCTCCCGCGCCTCGGCCAAGCCGATCACGTGCAGCGGGCCTAAGCCCATTTCCGGGCGCTTCCCCTCAAATCGATACCTGAACACCCAGCTCTTGGCACCGGACGCGGTCACCTGCAGATATAGACCGCCACCGTCAGCGTGGTAGCCCGGATCAGTGACCGTGGCCACCCGTCTCGCCGTCAAGCGATTGATCTTCAATCCCAT